ATAGGAATACTTACAGATGTTTCTTCTTTGTTTTGAATATCAAATGCACTATATACATACTCCGTATATTTATCATTTAATATTTTTGTATTTAATTTAATTTCCATATTTAAAAAGGTATGTTGTTTTGGTAAAATGAATCTACTTTTGATTTGTTATTGTCTATGTTATTGAAAGGTGTAGCTATGTATCGCTGATAACCTTCAAATTCTTCGTAGTAAGCATTCTTTATTAAATCAAAACCAAGTGCAAATCTTCCTTTTGTACCTACAATCTTTGGTTTAGCTTTTCTAATGTCTATATCCACGATATTTGATTGGATAAAGTTTCCATTATGCTCTATATAGTTACGATGGATGCAGATTAAACTTTGTGCTTTAGCATACCAAACACTTCCACCTTCTATTTCATCTGGTCTTGGTGCGCGTGGGAATTGTTCACCTTTCTCAACTGTTGGATTTCTTGCGTGGCAAACCATTATATTATGAATGTTGTGATACTTTGCAAATCTATTCCACTTTGGCAAAGCATACTTTAAGTATTCACTAATCAATCCGTTTCCTTTTTCTTTTAAGTTATGGTCTAAATCATTCCAATTGTCTATCACTGCAAGATTACAATTATAAAGTTTCTTTGCTTCTTTAACAATCTCAAACCATTGTTCAAAACTAATACCTGCTTCATCATTACCTTCAATAACTGTGAAATACTCTTGCACAAATGCCTTTGCGTTGTATAATTCTTTTTCGCTAATATAGTTTTTGTGTGCTTTGTTCATAGATTTACCAGTAAGACAATGGATAAGTTCGCAATATATTTCAGCAGCAGTTCCTGTTTCAGGTGAATAGATTATTGGTCGCATTTCGTAATTTACAACCATTGAAATTAGTAGTTGATACATAAATTGTGACTTACCTGATGTTGGGTGTCCGTACAAAATAGTAGTATTACCAAGTCTTAAGTTATAATGGTTTCTTGCACCTTCAAATCCTATATAGTGACCTGCTCTCATTCCATTTTGGTATAAATCCATAAACTCCGAATCTACTTTTTTGTCGTGTATTTTTAAGATGTTTACCATATAATATTTTTTTCAGCTATTTTAGTTTCAAATTTTATTTTACCTGTTGCTTCATCTCTCCTTGCCCAGTTACTTATTGCAGATTTCCAATTTAAATATTTATTACCTTCATTTGAATAAGCAACTGCTGCTTCATAATAGTAATTTAATTTTTCTTTATTCCAATCAGGAAATTCAGATTTAAAAATATATTTATCAAATAAATTAGAATCAATAAATAAAATTTTACTTAATTGTACTTTCTCTTTCTCTTTCTCTTTCTCTTTCTCTTTCTCTTTCTCTTTCTCTTTCTCTTGTACCGAAGCCCCTTCAATAGCCCCTATGATACCCCCTTCGGTAGGGGTTAGTTTTTCTTTAGTTTTAGTTTCATAACCAAGCACTTGGCTATCTATACTAAACTTTTGGCTTAAGTATGCAAACTTTGCCATACCTTTTAAATCGGTTGGTTCTATTCCATTAAATTGTTTCTGAAGTAGTGCTTTAATAAATGCTATAAATTCAGCATCTTTTAATTCCATTGCTACTTCAAAATAGCTGCGATAAAAGTTAAATCCTTTTCTCATATCTAATCTTGTAAAAATGAAATTTGTTTTCTTAATTCCTTTGAAAATTTAATTGCAGTTTCCTTATCTAAACAAATAAATCTTGATGGATAATTTTTTAAACTATCAGTTATTTCAATAAATATTTCATTATTAATGTTAGCCCTGACAATCATTAAAGCGTCAATTTCGCTTTTTTCTGTTGAAGTAAATACTAATTCGTATGCCATAATTTATAATCGTTTAAAGCCACGATTAGGCTTGGTATAAAAAGCAAAACCCCAAGCAGGTCAGAGCTACTTGGGGAATTTGCCTATATTTAATTAACTAATGGAAATTAATGATAGTTTGCTAAAAGGGCTCTGACATCTTTTAACTCTTGCAAATATAATAGTTTTAAATCATACTAATACACAAAATAATAACAAAATTTTAGTAGAATATTAAATCAATAGTTTCAGTTATTCTTTTGTATTTCTCGCTGAATCTCTTGTCGTAATCAAGTAAATTATCAACTGCTTTAATTCCGTGAATGATTGTTGTGTGGTCTTTGCCATAAATAACTTTATTTTTTTTTACAGTCATATAAAACTTACCAATTTCAGATAAGGTTAATAGTGTATGCTTTTTAATTAACTGCATTGATACTTGTCTTGGTTCAACTAATGTTCTTTTACGAGTTGATTGAATAAGTTGACTTGGTTCTATTCCCCACTCATTAGCACATATTTCAATTATCTTGTTGCCTATTTCGTTATAGTTCATTAAATCAATATTTCTTTTGACAAATAATTTACAAGCTATACCAGTTTCTTTTAATATTCTTTTTTCTGCTTTATCAACTATTTCGTTGATTATAATATCTTTATTTTCCATTATCGTTTTGTTGAATCTAATTTAATTGCTTGATTTACTTCTATTGGTTTGCTTTCGTTTTTCTCGCAGGTATCTGACCAACCACAGCACCCTGATAAAATTAGTATTAGTATAAATATTTTCATAGCTTTTTAAATTCCATTTCAATTTTATCAAGCATATCTAAAACCATATCCTCAATTTTAGTAACATCAATATTTGCTTTCTTGAATGATTTATCACTTCTACGAATAAAGTCTTGGTTTGCTTTTGAAAGTCTTTGCATCACTGCAACTTCACTTGGTATCATTAGTTTTTTAAGACCTTCTATGCCATCCAAATAGTTTTGTTGATGCTTTGCTATTATGTAAGCCATTACCCCCATTTCACTCAAACTCTTTTCTAACTGCTCTCTCATTTAATTTGTACTTTATTTTTAAAAATTCTAATTCTAAATCTGACCACTTATAAACTCTTGTTTCTTCTGCAAGTAGTTCTAAATCTTTTACTTTTTGCTCACCAATTCTATTTACTAATCCTTGCCTGTAATTGCTTTCGTTTCCGTTTAAGTAAGTGTTACACTTCCTGCACTGCTTATGTACATTCATTTCGTGAAAGATTACACCACGATATAACTCTGCTTTTTTGTAATGCCCACCATCCCATAATTTAGTTTCTTTTATACCACAACTTATACAAGGTGAATTTTTGTCACGGTTTCGAATCCACCTTTGGAATATGGTCTTCACCTCATTTACTCGTTGCGTATATGTCTTTAACTTTTGTAGTTTTACTTTCTTTTCAAGTCTTAAAATATTGCTCTTTACTGGCTTACTAAATGCAAGTTCAATCGCACATTTAGGAGTACATACTACCTGCGTTGATTTGTATGGAGTAAACTTTACTTGACAAACTTTACATTTCTTTTGTTTAATTTCGTTCATATTTAAAAGGGGTGGCAGTTAATACCACCCCTTGTTTTTAGAATGGTAAATCAGACTTATCGTGTGCTTTACTCAAACTAATTGCGTTAATGTTGTGATACCATTTATTATTGTAATCACGAGAATCAACACTAAATGTCACTTCTACCTCGCCACCTACTTTGTGATTCAAAAGTTCATCTTGTTTCATCAATGTAAAACAAATTAACTTTGGGTATTTAGGGTCAAGTGTTTCAATTACGAATTCACTTTTGTTCCATTCTTTACCTGCTTTTGTTAAGCCACTTACTACTTCACCGATTTGGGTGATTTTTCCTTTTACTTTGTACATACTATATTATTGGTTGTTTTAAAATGTTAATTAATGCATCTCTTTGCTCACTTGCTGCTGCTACTTCTTGTAGGATTTTTGCTTGAACTTCTAAATCTGCTTTTATTATTTTGTAGAATATTCTTACGTTTAATGGTAAATCTATTTCAATTTTATTGCCATCAAAATCGTAGTTTGTGGATGTTAAATACCTAACTAAATAATGATTTGTTACAGGTGGATGTCCTAAACTTTCATTGTACTTACTTAAACTCATCATTTGCATTTGCGCTTGGTAGAAATAAGCCTTTGGAACATTCTGAAATTCTGGCTTACTATCATTTATCATCATCATTTTCTGCTCAAAGAATTTTTCAGTTGGACATTTCAAATCAACACTTGCTGCCATTACACCATCAAAATCCATTATAGCTGCATCAGGTGTTGAACCACAATTTTCATTAATTGGGAAATACTCTGAATCTAAATACACTGCGTTCATTCCTGTTACCTCTATAAAAGATTCTAAAGCCTCTAATTCGTTAATATTTCCGTGTTCGGTATGTTTGCTTGTAAAACTTTTTGAATAGCCTTTAACCGATTCAATAGCTTTATCCATAATGTAACTATCTCTTGTCGCACCTTTGCCTCCAACAAATAAGTTGGAGACTGTTGATGCTGTGAATTTACCTAATCTATCGTTACTTAACATTTAGTAAGTCCTCCACTTCTTTTGTCAAATGGTATTTTGCTTTTACCTTGTTAATGTCGCCACCATTCTTTACATAGTCAAGTGCATCGTTAAATCCTTGTGTGTTCTTTGCCAGTGTAGGTTTGCTGTTAGTCACGTTTTGATTGTCTGCATCTGCTTCAGTTTCATCAATAAGGAATAATCCATTTAAAGCATACTTACGAGCATAAGAACTTGCAGTTCCTGTTGTTTGTTCTGCGCTCATTCCTTTGTGTTCAGATGTTTCTGCATAACCACTGCAACTTAATACCTCATCGCCTATTTTAATCGTGGCTGTTGACTTAATAAATACTTTTGTGCCAAGTAATACTATGTCATCACTAATAGTTAGCCTTGCATTGTTATTTGCTAACACTGGCTTTACTGCTTCAAGTATGTCTTCTGCACTACGATACTTGTACTTTCCGAAACTGTTGTAGTTTCCTTTTGGAACTTTTAGTTCCCTTTGAATTTTAGTTAAATTTTCCATTCTTTAATTTGTTTTCTTGTTTGTTCTAATTGATGCTTGTAAATAAATATTTGTTTTTTGTATTTATCGACTCGCAATATAATCTTTTTTGTTAACATATTCTGCATAAGTATCAAGATTTCTTCTTCAAGTTCTTGAATTTCAAGTGAAATAATTTTCTCGTTATGTTCTAAATCTGATAATTTCATCAAAATAATTCTTTTAAAACACAATCATAAACAAACTCACTATTGCAGTTCAATTCTTCTATTTCTGCATCGGTTAATTCAACTCCATCTATTTCTGCACTTATTATATATGCATCAACAAAATCAGGGTAATCACTGGTGTCTATGCCACCTAATTCTATGTTACTTATTTTGTCTAATTCCATTGATGTGGTTGGCTAATTAAGTTTAAATTTGCTGTGATTAAGTAAAGTAACCATTGCGCTTGTTTTGCTTTTAAAATATTGCGTTCATTTATTGCTATGTTGCGCAATCGGTTTATTTTGTCGTACCTGTTGCGTAGTGTGTCTATTCTGCTCATAATTTATTTATATTTTTCTAAAAAGTAATCCATTATTTTATTAGCTCCACATTTGCAAGTGTAGCCTCTTAATTGGTCGCAAGAATGATATTGTATTTGATTACACGAATTACAATATCTTCTTGTATTCCCAATTAACCATTGGTAAATTGAAAATTTAACTGCTGTTTGTTTGCTCATTTGTTTTCGTTTTTAAGTTTATCAACTAATTCTTTTTGAAGTCTCCATTGGTTAGCTGCTTTGCCTAACTCAATAAACTCCTGCTCATCGCATTCGCCATTATGTGTTACCGATAACCATTTTTTATAATGTTCCCAGTATAGTGATAATATTGTTTCTTGTTCTACTATGTTCATTCTTTATAGCCTCCATCAGTGTTATAAAGTTCAGTAATTGTATCATTTAATGGTAAGCCTAAAGCATTTTTTATAGCTATTGTATAAGGTAATTTGCATAGTGTTGGTGATTCACTTATAATTTGCTTTAGTACTGTTTGAAATTGCACTTGCATTTTATCGGCTATGTAGCCTATTGATTCTTGGCTTTTCAGTAGCTGCAATACTACTTCTTTTTTTAATCGTTCTTTTTGCATAATTTTAAAATATAAGTTTGTTTTGTTTTTTGATTTGTGTAAACTCCACTTCGTTTCATTGCTCCACTTATTGAGCCACCTGTTGTCTTTAATAACCTACCTGCTTTACTAACACTTACCTTACTTGCTATAAGTTCTTTAGTTGCACTGTAAATATCAATTAACGTTGGTGCAAAATTTAATTCATATCGTTCTAATGGTGTCATAGTGATGCTTTCTCCATTAATACTGTTACTACTTCATTGAACTTGGTGTCAAACTCTTCTTGAGTACCTAATTCACTTGCTGAATTTAAAGCAACTGATGTGTAAGTTGTGCTTATTGATTCCATTTCTTTTCCAAAATTAACTTGGATTGCTTGTGTTTCGCTAATTATTTTAAAATAAAAGCA